ATGGCGGATCTTGATCTGCTGTCGATTGGACTCGTCAATGATATGTTCACGGAGAGGGAGAATGATGATGCGGAGTATGATTATATGGCACAGCAGTCCGATTTTGATTCGTTTTGATTGACTTTTCCTTCATTCTGTGCTATAATTAAAAAAACTCTGGAGGTTAATTATGCAACAGATTTTAGATGAGTTGAAAAAGACAATCGATGCAGGTTTCTATTATTCTGCACTTACTCTTGCGCTGACTCTTCCTGATATTTGTAGTCAATTAGAGTATGGCGCTTCCTCACGAACAAATTATATTAACTGGATTGATTCGCATATGGATAAGGAAGCATTTTCTGTTGGCTTCCCTAATTTTGAAAAAGTGGAATTTAACGGAACAATTTGCTATGCTTTACGATGCAAGGTGCTACACAGCATCAGCGTCGATATAACCACAACAGATGTATACAGAAAAAAACATCTTGAAATTTCAGAGTTGAAATTGATCAAACCCGGAACGATTGATGGTGGCACATGGAAATATCACTTAGACAACAAAAATAACATTTTTACTGCTTCTATTGATACAAAGTACTTGTGTGACATTATCTACAAAACAGTGTTGACGTTTTATAATAACGGTCATAAGGCCGATTTAGACAAACTGTGTTATGAAATAGTATAATACCTTGTTAAAAAGCACTTGCTCCGGCAGGTGCTTTTTTCATGCCCTCAAGAAGGAGGTGACCCCATGGCAAACAGAATCAAAGGCATCACCGTTGAAATTAACGGCGATACCACGAAACTTTCCAAGGCTCTGGAAGGTGTCAACAAAAATATCCGCACCACCCAGACACAGCTCAAAGACGTGGAAAAGCTGCTGAAACTTGACCCGTCGAACACCGAACTGCTCTCCCAGAAACACAAGCTGCTTGCAGAGGCGGTCACTTCTACCAAGGAAAAGCTGGATACGCTCAAAACCGCTGCAGAACAGGCAAATACGGCACTTGCAAACGGTGACATCACGCAGGAGCAGTATGACGCACTTCAGCGTGAGATCATCGAAACGGAAAACGAACTCCGCAATCTGCAAAATGAAGCCGACCGAACAAATACAGCCTTTGCAAAGCTGGAAGCCGCCGGTGCAACCATGCAGAAGGTCGGCGATAAAATCTCCGGTGCGGGCGAGAAACTGTTGCCTGTGACCGCCGGTGTTGCCACGCTCGGCACGATTGCCGTAAAGACAGGTGCGGACTTTGATGCCGCCATGTCCAAGGTTGCCGCTGTGTCCGGTGCGGCTGGTGAGGAACTGGACGCTCTCCGGGAAAAAGCACGAGAAATGGGTGCAAAAACAAAATTCTCCGCATCCGAAGCCGCTGAAGCCATGAACTATATGGCGATGGCAGGCTGGAAAACGGAGGATATGCTTTCGGGTATTGAGGGTATCATGAACCTTGCCGCTGCATCGGGCGAGGAACTGGCTCTCACATCCGATATTGTCACAGACGCTCTGACCGCTTTCGGCTTAACTGCTGCCGACAGCGGTCATTTTGCTGATGTGCTGGCGGCGGCATCCAGTAATGCAAATACAAACGTTGCCATGATGGGCGAAACCTTCAAATATGCCGCCCCTGTTGCAGGTGCGTTGGGATTTTCTGTTGAAGATACTGCTGAGGCAATCGGTCTGATGGCGAATGCGGGTATCAAGTCCACACAGGCAGGTACTTCTCTGCGTTCTATCATGACGGTGCTGTCAGGTGAAGTGAAATTTTGCGGTAAAGCACTGGGAGAAGTACAGATCCAGACCACCAATGCTGACGGCAGTATGCGAGGTTTAACCGATATTCTTGCAGATTGTCGTGTGGCATTTTCTCAATTATCTGAATCAGAACAGGCATCGGCAGCACAGGCACTTGTCGGTAAGAATGCAATGTCGGGATTTCTGGCACTCTTGAATGCTGCACCTGCGGATATTAAAAAGCTGCAAGGTGCAATTTCTTCCTGTGACGGCACATCCCTTGCTATGGCAGAAACCATGCAGAACAACCTCACAGGACAGCTGACTATTCTGAAATCACAGCTTGAAGAATTGGCGATTTCGTTCTCTGATGTTCTTATGCCAATTATCCGTTCCATTGTTTCCCATATTCAAGGTCTGGTGGATAAGCTGAATCAGCTTGACCCACAGACAAAGGAAACTATTGTCAAAATCGCTCTCATTGCGGCAGCATTGGGGCCTCTGCTGATTGTAATCGGCAAGACGATTTCGGTCGTGGGCAGTATCATGACGCTTGTGTCGAAAGCACCTGCCGCCATTGCCGCGGTCAAAGGCGGTGTTGCGGCGGTAACGGGTGCATTGGGCGTTTCCATTGGCACGATTCTTGCCGTAGTTGCAGCGATTGCGGCTCTTGTGGCGGCATTTGTACATCTATGGAATACGAATGAGGAATTCAAAAACAACATCATCGGCATCTGGAACCAGATTAAAGAAACATTTTCAGGACTTGCGGACGGTATCGTTTCAAGAGTCAATGAACTGGGTTTTGATTTTGAGAATTTCACCGAAATGCTGAAAGCCGCATGGGACGCTCTCTGTTCCGTGCTTGCACCTGTATTCGAGGGCGTTTTCACCAATATTGCGAATATTCTCTCTGCAGTATCGGGTGTCATTCTCAGTGTACTGGATATTTTCGTGGGGCTGTTCACAGGTGACTGGGAGCAGATGTGGAACGGTGTCAAGGGCATTTTCATTTCCATCTGGAATCTGCTGGTGTCCACTTTCCAAAACATTCTCAACGTCATCAAAAATGTTGCCGATGTGGTTCTCGGCTGGTTCGGCACGTCATGGAACGGTGCATGGACAGCAGTCAAGGATTTCTTTGTGGGAATCTGGACTTCGATCTCCACGTTCTTCACAGGCATTGTGACCGGAATCCGTAATTTCTTCGTGAATACATGGACGGCGATTTACACCACATTCACGAACATTATCACGGCAATTCAGACGGTTGCCACCACCATTTTTACTGCGGTCAGGGACTTCGTCACCGGCATTTTCATCGAGATTTACAATTTTCTCGCTCCGCTGCTGGAGGCGTTCCGTTATCTGTTTGAGAACATTTTTCAGGCGATTCAGATTCTCATTGGCATGGCGATGGACTGGATTTCGGAGAAGATTTCCGCAATCTGGAACAGCATCGTTTCCTTCCTCACACCGCTTCTGGAAGGCATCAAAAGCACATTTGAAACCATCTGGAACGGTATCAGAACGGTCATTGACACGGTACTGACTGCAATTTCGGGAACTGTATCAGGCATCTGGAACGGCATTAAATCGGCGATTTCATCCGTGCTGGACAGCATCAAAAACAAGGTTTCCACGGCTTGGAACAGCGTATCCACGACCATTTCCAATGTGCTGGGGACGATCAAGACCACGGTTTCAAGCATCTGGGAGAATATCAAGTCCGCCGTTTCCGAGAAAATCAGCGGCATTGTGACGACCGTGAAGGACGGTTTCAATAACGCTGTGGACTTCGTGAAGGGGCTTGCCTCCGACGCTTGGAGCTGGGGTTCGGACATCATCAGCGGCATCATTGACGGCATCAAGAGCATGATCGGCAGTCTTGCGGACTGCGTGACGGGCGTTGCCGATACCATCCGTGAATTTCTGCACTTCTCCGTGCCGGATAAAGGCCCGCTGACCGACTACGAAAGCTGGATGCCGGACTTCATGCGTGGGCTTGCGGACGGCATCAACAAGAGCAAAAAATACGTGGAAAAGGCGGTTTCCGGTGTTGCCGAAACCATGAAACTGACGATGCAGTCGGATCTGAGCTATCGGCTTGATGGGGTGTCTGCCGCTGTTGTGAGCGGTACCGGCGGTGCGTCTGTCGTGAACAATTACTACAACAACGACAACAGCCGGACGGTGAATCAGACCAACAATAGTCCGAAAGCACTGTCACGGCTAGAGATTTATAGACTTACGAGGAATGCGGTGAACTAATTATTTTAATTCTGCAAAAAGCCTGTCTTCCATAGCAAGCATTTCATCAACAGCTTGTCTTACAGCTTTTTCTGCCTCGACTTCATAATCGCTTGCACTACTAAGGTCAAACCAACCTGTTCTGTATAGCCTTTTCCATCTGAAATCAGTTTTTGCTGAGTTTGGCTTAAGAATATCAATCATCTTTTCCATTGTGATTTTCTGTTCACTGGGAATATTATCACCGGTTATCTCAAATATGAGATAAAATCTTTCGTTTTCATATCTGAACCAATATGAATAAATATTATAGGATTTCCAAGCACTTTCGGGACTATCAAGTAACGGAAGTGCTTTATCCATTCTTTCTGTTCTGAAGCAGGTGCCGAAATCTTCCTCATGGATTATTTTTCCTTCATGGGACATTTTTTGAAGTGTACTTGAAATCACCGTATCAATACCTGATTCATCTACAGTTATATTATCGTATATCAAATCGAGAGCCTGCTTGTGTTTGTTATAGATTTTATTACAAATCTCAATCAACTGCTTGTCTTCCACAATATCCCTCCTGATTATGGCTATATAGTTCTGAATCAATAAGCCTGTCTCTGCGTTCAGACCGACGCTTTCACAGATCTGCTCTAATATATCAGCTACATCACAATAGGTAAATGTGTACCAATTGACACTGTCGCTGGGGTTGTCTCCATCGGGAGTCAGATATACGAACAATTGCTTATAATCTGAATAGGCTTGTCTTACTTGATTACAGTACCGATTCAGTTGATCATCGTGTTCGTGCGAACCAACTTTATTTTCAATAGCAATTACAATTTTTTCTTTATGAGAAACAAGAAGCAAGTCAATATTTTTCCATTCCCTGTAAACGGAAAAACTGTAAAAATCAGATAAGAGATAATCAAAAATGTTAGTGCTTTGAATTTGATTGCTTGAAACTAATGACTGCATGAAAAGAGATATGAATTTATCTCCCATTCCGTGAGTTTCGTTCGCATCGAACAACCAACTAAGCATATTGCTGTGTCTGATTTCTGTTCTTGTAATTTTCAGAACATCAAAGATATTGAATTTAGTAGTCCAAGGAGCAAGTTCTTCTAAACAATCTATATCAAGGAGAAATTGCTTCAAGGCTTGCTCGTCAGTCAGATTCACATCACTCATATTGCACCTACCAACATTTTTTATAATTATACCACATTCACCCACAAATTTCAAGGAGGTACACCTATGTTTTTCTCTCTAATCCTCGAAAACTCCTCCGGCGACCGTATCGACATGACCACGACCGCCAACCAGTACATGACCTCAAAAATCTCCGGTCTACACCCGCCGCCCGGAACGGTCAGCACATCCAGCTACGCAGGCATGGATGGCAGCTACCTCAACAACGCTTTCATCGAAAAGCGAAACCTCGTCATCAGCTTTGAAATGCGTGGTGTGGGGCTTGAAAAACGCCGCCATGCTCTCTATCGTGTGGTGAAGCCTTCCCGATATATCAAGGTTTTCTACAAAACATTGGGCATTGACGTGTACACCGAGGGCTATGTGGAAACCTGTGAGATTGACAATTTCCAAACCCACACAAACGGGCAGATTTCCATTCTTTGTCCCGACCCATACTGGTACAGCACCTCCGCCATTCACGCCTGCTACAGTCGTGTTTCCGGCGGATTTTTCTTTCCCTTTCCGCAGAGTGACGAGCCATTTTCCCTCGGCAGCTACAGCACCACGGACAATATCGAAATCCGCAATGACGGCGATGAAACAGGATTCATCATCCAGATTGAAGCCGTGACGGATGTGACTGTTCCCGAAATTGCGGCGGTGACACCGACCATTTACAATGCCGATACGGGCGAATATCTGCAAATCAAGGGAGAAATCCTGCGTGGGGACATCATCACGATTTCCACGAAAACAGGCAACAAAACGGTCACGCTTACCCG